CCCCCCCCCCCCCCTCCCTCCTCTCCGCCAGAACTAGGTAAGGGGAGGGAGGGGGGGGGGTGTGGGAGATAGTGACAGCAGCAAGAGCGATGTGCACGCTGTATACAACCGCGCATACATTTTTGCATCACTGCCTCAAACAAGTGCATCGCCCGTGCACTTGAACAAAGCCTGCCAGGGTCTCCAGTACTGCGCAGTGCACCTGCATTTCATCAGAGGAGCTGCGCCGTGCGCGCCAAAAGGCGGTATGGAGTCTTTGAAGGAGCGTGGACATGGCGCAACGGACGTCGACGACAACTTAACACTACTGAAACAGCTACTGAAGTGTACAGATGTGAAGCAAGGATTGACGCCGCGCATTGCACAGGCGTTGTGTGAGGACGTAATAGACCATTGGGTGGCGGCTCGCAGCTTCAATCCAGTCAGGCATTACGTGGAGATAATGGAGGCGCCCGTTGGAACACCAGCGTGTGTTGTTGGGCCAGGCACTGCTGATGAAGTGTTGAGCCTGTGGGCGCACGATGACGACACGTTTGATGTCACCGCGACCCTGGATGTGGCATTGAGTCCTCAGGAGGGAGTGCAAAGCTTGTCCAGGGCCCTGGTGTGCTCCCTGTACACGTACTCACCTTTGTCCAAACAGGACAAGGATGCAGCCTACGGAACACCCCTGTCACTGCGCTGCATAGAAGCGGCGCCACATCAACTCCCTCCTGAACGGACAGTAGCGCAGTCAGCAACATGGCACTGCGTCAAGGAAGCGGTGAACATGCTGCAAAGTGGAAAGGCAGAAGACTTACCCCTAGCGCTCACGCTGCTGGAAAAGGTGTTGTGGATCCTGCTGCGGTCCCGTTCCAGGACTGTGTTGGTAGCGGATTACATGGCTTTCAATGAAACGGACAGAGCACAGGTGTTCACGTACATGGCTGCTTACCTGCGTTACGCCGCTGCGATAAACTGTGCGCGGTCTGGGAACGCGGATGGGCTGCTCGTGTGCTTGCAAGGCAGTGAGTGGGGGAACTGTTTGGGCACAGAAACCCCTGCCTCGCAAGGTGCTGGCGCAGCGGCAGGCCCACCGAAGGAAAGCAGTGAAACAACATGTGTTGGGGGCATGGACGGCACGCAGTGTGCAGCACCCACCACGGTGCACACCCATCGCTTGGAGCTGGACGACGCTGCCTTGCGTGTGCTTGTGGACGCATCCGCGTACTCTGGTGCTCTGCACTGCCTCAAGGTGCTCCAAGAGGTGCGCCCCTGCGCGCCATCTCCAATGGCGGTGGCATTGGGGGCATTTCACCATGCTCACCTGCGTCCACTCGTGGCCTGCCTGCCAGAGGCAGTGCTTCACGAAGCACTGCAACAGATGAAGATGGAAGCGTGGTATGGCGGCGGTATATACCAAGTGCAGGTGGGCAGCATTGTGCAGTACAGCAAATTGCGGGCAGTGCTGGCAACGCTTCTGCGTGACATGCAGGGTGCACCAGCACATGAGTAGGAGGGGCTGGCGGGCAACGTCATTCGAGGCCTCCACAATCAACTGTCCTCACTTGACCGCTGCCGCTCCAGTAAACTCCAACACTTGCACGGCGACGCGCTGTGGTGATGGTGCTGTGCGTGTACCCCAGTGCAGAGCACAGACGCCTTGTGAAACATGGCGGCGTCGCGGCACAGCACAACAGAGGGCCAGGTCACGGTGCAGGGGACGCCTGCAGCTGTAGCGGGGGTCATGCAGCGCCTGGCTTCATCCACACCATGGAGCATGCAGTGCATGCAGGATGTGTGCAGTGCTTCGGTGGTGCCCCGTGCACCCGGTGCAAGCAGTGCTGGTGCGCAGACTGGGGACAGCCAGGCGCCCCAGTCAGCACTGACGCAGCAGTCCACTTGCTCCTTGACATACAGCGCGGTAGGTGCACAGCTGGCAAGTCAATTGAATGCTTGGCTGGTGCAGTACGCAGCGATGATGACCACTGAAATCAACGGAGCGTCGCCAGGGTCCACACCAAGTGTCAAGGGGTTGTCCATCACCACTTCAGCCAGTTCCTGGTTTGCCAAGGATTTTCTGCTGTCTCAGGGGGACGGATTTGTGTCCATGCAGCTGCAACACGTGCCCTTCAGCGTCACGTACAGTCAACGGGTGGGCGGAGAGGGTACCACGGCGTACCGCGCAGTGACCGAACAGTTGCATCTCAAACTGCTGGGCAGGCTGAAAAACAATCCTGCAGCTGATTGCTCAATGGAAGCAGAAATTGACCACATAATGTGGCACCAGCACGGTTCAAACACCGCCACCCAAACCATGCAAGTGGTCATGAGAATTTTAGACACGCGTGCTGCTCTGAACGGAGTGCTTGTGTTCCCTGGACAGCAGCAAGTGGACTCATGGGTGTACAGCAGCAACAGCAGTGCTGCTTCCGTGTAGTGTGCGTGCGCACTGTCAAGGGCAGGGCGCAGTGCAACCGCACAACCGTGTGGTCTACGAAGATCCCCTGCATGCGCTGTGAAACGCGGTGCACTTTGCCGTGCGCGCAGCACCACACGCAATGCTGATGCAGTGCTGCTGAATGCATGCTCACCTCACCTCACGTTTCAGAGCACCAGGAGGGCGAGTCCACTGTAGCATCCGCGGCATGCGCGACCCGTGCACACTGAAGCGCTTGTGACACTGCGGCAGCTTTGCCCTTTTGCAGAGCACGCACCCCACTGCGCATCATGACGGCAAACATCTTGGGCACTGTTTCTACCAGCACAGCCTCCGCACATGCTTGAGGGTGCAAGAGGCACTGCTGCACACCCTCCACTGTGGCAAAGAGTGCGAGGGTGCGCCACTGCACATGCAGGGGCAGTGCTGACGCGTTGCCGCGAGCAGACGCAAGCACCAAACCAATGACGTTGTCAGCTTGCCCACTGAGGCCTGTCCACGCCCCCGCCCGGATGCACTGCACCAGCACAAATGTGGGCACTTCACCTTCTCCAAACTCCTCTTTGTAGCACAACTGCATGTACTTCCTGCACTCCGTGAAGCTGCTGTGCAGCTGCACTGCAGCAATTGCCATGCACTGCATGCGGGCTCCTCGCCTCCAACTGGACGCGACCAACGCGTCTGCTGTGTTCCCTACTTCTGCAGCCAAAGCTGTGGCCCAAGCGTTCAATTCCTCTGCGGCGTGTTGCAGGGCTTGGGGGTTGCGCAGGGTCACTTGGTGAGTGCTGGGTGCTCCCTGCCCCTGGTCACCCCACGGCGCAGGCACACGCTCCCAACAAGACACGTCTTCGTCTTTGACTGCACTGCTCTGTGGAATCAAAAACGCAGAAGCACGGGCGAGTCGCTGCAGGTCTGCCCGTGCCGCCTGTGCAACGCGAGTGCCATGGGCGCCCTGCAGCAGGGCGTCCGCCAGATCCTTCGCACTGGGGCGCCGTGACGCGTTCATGTGCAGGGCCGACGCCAAGATTCCCTGGCATGCCGTGGTGCAAGTGGAGGCGCCAAGTGACTTGCACTCGCGGTGCAGCAGGCTTCTCAGCAAGCTGCGCCGAAAGCAGAACATGGCTGCACTGGTGCTCCTGCCTGCCTGCTGCTCCCTTGCGTGTGCTTGGTTCAAGGGGCAGTCCAGCAGCAGCGTGGACAAGGCGGTGATTCCAGCGCTGAACACGTCCCCTGCAGCTGCAGTGTGCGGGGAAAAGGTGTGCCGTGTGCACGTGGGGTCCCACTCTGGTGGGCGCACCGTTGCAGTGGCCATGGGCTCCGTGGTGCACTCCTCTGCGTACCCGCACACATCCCACGCATCGAAGGAGACGTCAAAGTCTATCAACTTGGCCACCCCGTTTGGGTCCAGCACAATGTTGTCTTGCTTGACATCGCAGTGCACCACCCCCAGTTGGTGCAGCCGTGCCACTGCGGTGGCTACATCACTGCACAGCACGTGGCGCTGCAGCGGTGCCAGAGAGGTACCGCTCTCATTGAACAGCATGGTCAAGCTTTTGCTGCACAGGGGCATTTCCATCCACAGCTCGGTACGCCACCCTAAGGTGCGCACGGAGAATGCGCTGGGGGTGACTGCAACATCAGAGGCGCCCATGCGCCCGATGTACGCAGCGATGCGGGCTTCCCTGCGGGAACCGGCAAGTGCGTCCTCAAGGGCTTCGTGGAAGTTTCCCACTTCTTTTAAAAACACCGTGCGCACTGTGCCGTCTTCCTGCGGTACCCCCGCCAGCGCAAAGAAAGAGCTGAACACTTTGTAACTGCGCACAAACGTGTACCCGGAAGCCTGCGCTGTCAGCGCAGCGGCAGCCATGACAACCTGCGTGCAGGGGCAAGGGAGGCTCAGGGGGTCACCTCTGCACCGCGCACAACCTTGCACGCGTCAATGCAAGTGACGCAAATGCGTTGAGCAATAAGCAATCTGCCTGTGTTGTTTCTTGCAAGATGCGCTCCCGCCCTTGGATTGCTAGCCATGTTTCTCTGACGATAGAGATGCCAGCGTGCAAAGGGGTCGGTCGCGCTGTGCGTGCGTGCGTGTGTGTGTGTGTGTGTGTATGCAATTGGACCTGAAGTGTGTCTGTCGGTGCAAAATGTTACAATCATGCATTATTGTAAGGCAAATGCACTGCGTGCCGGGGGATGAGGGGCGTGTGCACATGCTGCAGTGCGTCACTTGTATGCAACTTGAGCAGGGGTGGCTCAAGGCAGGTATCTTTGGCCCCCTTGCACCCGCGAACAGTGGTTATTCTAACCAACTGCAGCGGAAATTGAAAAATATCGGGCGTTTCTTCCTGTTACCGCTCTATTTCTGCACCTGCGGTGGGCGAGGGTGGTTATTCTAACCATGCTTGGACCACCCCTGTTTAGGCAGGTTATCCAAGAACAAACGCTGTCGACGTGTGGACCTTGCACCGCAGTGATCCTTGATGTACTGCACATCCAGGGTGGTGCGCCTCAAGCCGTACTCCATGCACAGCACGGCGAAGCGTTCGCAAGCTGGGTTGCTTTTCTCAGCAACTTGTGCACACTTCAGGGTCCCTTCACAATTGCACCGCCATGCAGACGCGTCCGTGCAGTGAATGCAGTGCATGAACCAACGCACCCACTCCATTTGAGCCGTACCCGTGAAGGAAAACCCGGTGCGCAGAATGCGCCAAGGGTGCGCACGGTGATTGGGCTGAACGGCGCCATGGTACGCGGCGCTGGTCAAGTGGGTGTGAAATGGCACCCCGCGTTTGGCGGCGTCGCGGCACAGGGCTGCGTACGCTTGAAACTTCATCTCTTTGTCCATTGAATACGCTGCAGCTTTGTGCACGCCTTGCCACTGCTGCAGCCACACCTCGCACGCCCACATCTCGTCGCCCATACTCTCAGACAGCGCACAGAGGAATACGACGTGGGGCATGAAAGACTTGATGGGCGTCCCGTCCCCGCTCAGGGTGTTGTTGTCACCCAACACTGTTGCGCAGTACATGTCAAGAAGGTGCACACGGGAAGCAGGCAACAACTGTGCAACCATGCGGGACACCGTTCTGAGCTCCAAAGAGGAAGTTGTGCCCACATTTGACAGCAGTGCCGTTACCAAGGGCACTTGCAACCCCTCACGCAGTTCTTCGTGCCGCGCTGGCAACTGCAGCACAAACTCCGTCGTCAGAGCATCGTCGCGCGTTCCGCGTTCATACCGATTCGCGTAAGTATGCCCCTCGAAAAATGCTGTTGCACTTTGAAGAGCCACGTCTGTACCAAAGCGGGCGACCAAGCACTCGGTAAAGTCACCGTCACGCGCGTTGAAAGCGTACTTGAACAGATCGTGCGCGTGTACCTCTGCCTGTGCACTGGGCAACACAGTGTGCTGCAGGAAGGCGGTGTGGCCGCCTTTCACGGCCAGCAGCACAGCTGTGCGGGGCACTGGCAGCTGTGCTGCACCCTGCATGCGTTGCAGCTCTTTGAAGCACGCACTGCTGCCCACTCGGCAGGCTTCATCCAGTAGGGCGTTGTGTTGGGGGGCTGTGAGGTGCACCCGGGTTTGCACAGTGGGCACCAGCGCCCCCAGCACGTCTGCACGCTCATGCACCACGGCCACCATGCACGCCACAGCCACTCGCAGGTGCAAGTGCTGCGTCTGCAGCAGCGCAGCCTGGACGCCTTTCACATCACCAGCTCCGCTGCAGCACACCAATGCGTCTGTTGCAAGGCACACGTGCGCAGCGTCCTCGCAAGATGGGCAACACTTGGTGCAGCACATGGTGGTGCGGTTTGCACAAGCACACGCGTCAGACTGCATGGCGCAAGTGTCCTCTTGCAGATACGACACGTGCAAAAACAACTGTCCCTGTACATAAAAAATGTGGGGTGTACCACAGACGTGTGCTGCAGTGTAAGACGGGTGTTGTGTGCCAGTGGAACACTGCAGTGTCTGAATCGTGGGGAGGCAGGAGAGGGGTA